GCAGCAGAATAACCGGAACCTGTTGGAGGTGTAACATTTTCAAGAAATAAAATATCTCCAGCAGTCATACCGGTAGTGGATGATAAAGTAATAGTAAGAATAGCTGAACCTGAAGTACAAGCTAGTTTATCTGTTAGTGCTCCAAAATCTGTTTTAATTGGATGGATGTCATAATAAACTCCACCCGTGTAAGCATATAAAATTCTATTAGTTCCTAGAATAGCATACTTGATTGATGTTTTATTAACCATGTGATGCAAAGCTCTTGTTGGACCACATAAATTAGTAGAACCTAATTGAGCCCAGCCACCTATCTTCTCGGGTGTACCATATCTAAAACGCACATTCTCCCCGCCAGTCCATTGAGACTCGGCTCCTGTTTCTGTGACTTGTTTATTGAATCCTGGTAAAAATCCTAATTTTTGTAACATAGTATCTCACTATATATGCTTTTTATTATTTTGGTAGTATTATATTCCAATCTAGCTTAGATAGCAAATCCTGTAAATCAATATTTACTAATATTAAAAGAAATAGATATTCTAGGTTCTTTTTTGTTTAAATTAGATTCTACACCATGCTCTAACCAACCAGGAAATAGAATTAATTTATTTTCAGTTGGCTCAATTTTAAAGCTAGTAGCATTATAATAAGAATTTTCTTTTACTGAACCATACCAAACATTCTTCATTACTTGTGAAAAAGGGTGTTTAAAAAAAATATTTCCACATTGTTTAGGAGTTTTTATATAAAAGACACCAGAAATTACTGAACTTCCATGATCATGAACTACGTTGTAATCTTTATAACCATTAACATTTGCCCACATACTTGTTATTTTAAAGTCATTTTTTAAGGGTATTTGATTTATATATTTTAAAAAACTATTACTTATTTCATTATTTAATTCATTATATATACTATCATTTAAAGTTAAATGGTTAGATTGCCAACCAGTGATATTAGTTTTAATTACTCCTTTTGATTTTTTTTTTAAATCTAAGATATGTTTTAACAATTTGTTATTATTTATATTTAAATCATTTTCATAAATACTTATTTTAAATAAATCTCTCATTTTCTTTTAAACCAATTTGGTAGACCTAAATGTCGTCTTTTATCAAATATATTATCTTTTGCTCCTGGTGTTTTTCTATTATTATAATGAAGAAATACTTGTACGCATTCTTTACCTTTAAACTTATTTCTCCAATGCTCTAATTCACAACCAGAATAAACTAACATATCTCCTGGTTTTAAATCTACTTTGATTCCTTTTTTACCTACTTCCCCAGAAGGTTCTAAATAGATTGACCAATCATCCCCACCTAAATTCATAGTAGTAGATATCTCGCAACTAAATCTATCTTTGTGTCTTTTCAAGATGTCTCCTTTTTTATAAATTCTTGCATAAGTATAAGCTGGATATAGTTTAAGACCTGTAACCTTTTCCATTTCTGGTTGACATTTTAACATTAATGTTTCCATAGCTATATTAGAATAGTGACTATAAGTGTTTGGTATTTGATCATTTTGATTTTCATAACGACCTATTATGCTTTCATAAGGAGAAAAATATCTAGATTGCATACAAGTATCATAAACTTGTTTTTGCATTAAAAAATAATTTGCAATAAAATTTGCTAAGTCTTTTGATATAGCTTTACGAATAATTGTATATTTTTTTTTATTAAAAGACATCTTTTACAATTTGCTTTGGAACAGCTTGAATATTAAAATGTATAAATCTAAATGGTTCTTTTCCATGGTCTACAATAAACTCATGTTCTAAAAAACCTGGAAATATTACTAGTGTACCTGGTGTAGGTCTAAAATTAACTAGATCATTACCATTATGTACTTCTTTTTGATTTTCTTTCATTTTTAATTTTGTAGCTCTAGCACCTGTTCTAGGTTCGTGAAATACAGGATAAGAAGTTTTATCACTGCATTTTAAAAAATAAAAACCTGATACATGTTGATTCCAATGTACATGTGCTGAATGATGACCACCACCTTTTTTTGCAAACTCTTGTACCCAAAATTCATTAAGTATTAGTGTGTAAGGAGATAAATCAAAACCTTGAAAATCTAAAAATTCTGAAGACTTATTGCTGATGTAATTTCTAAAATCTAAAAAGTCATTATCAGCTGTTAGTGGTGTTGAATGATATGATCTTCCAAAGTCACCAAGTTTTTTTATGTATTCTTTTGCCTCAGGTGTATTTTTGCTTTTTTTAATATATTTGTCAGTAGCTTTATTTAAAGATTTTACAAAATCTAATTTATTATCTACCCAGATAGGTGTTTTAAAAAATTCTTGTTTTATCATACTATTTAAATGGATACCCAAGATTCCACATAACTAATGAGTATCTAGTTCCTTTTGTTACAGGTTTAACTCTATGCCATACAAATGATGGAAATACTATAATACTTCCTTTAGGCAATATTTCTTTTGCTTTTTTTAAATGTTTATCTTCATCTCTTAAATGAGGGTCATAGTTTCTAAAATCAAATTCTAATTCACCTCCTTCATATTCTGAACCATCTGTTAGTTGACAAGTCATAGATAATTTTCTTATCTTACCATAATCGGGACCTTTTTTTTCATAAGGTTTATCCCAACTATCACAATGCCAATCGTAATATTGATTACGTTTATATTTTGTAAATTGACAAGATTCACTTCTATTCCATTCAAAATTCCAACCAGCATTTTTATTTGCTTTATTAATATACGGGTGGAATTCTTTATAAATCCAATTATCATTTAACCAAACTAAATCAGAATTTCTTTTTCTTTTCATATCTTTTATTTCATCTTTAGTTAATTCTTTATCATCATATCCACCAGTCCTTGCCATAGTTTCTGATTTAGATAATCCGTATTTTATAATATCATCACAAATTCTTTCAGGTATTGCGGATGTAAAATACCAATAATGATTAGATATATTCATATGTAATAGTTTGAATAAAATTAAAAGAATTTTTATTATTATTTGAAATGATGTACATATTAGTTGATGGAAACATTACAAACATATTATTTTTGAGTTCTACATCCCAACTTCTTCCTTTACGTCTGTTATCATCGTAATAAATCCTAACATAACAATCTTTTACATCTACACCATATAACAATGTAAAGTCTGGAGAGTTTTTTAAATCTACAGGATCAATAGTATATAGAGGTAAAGTTATTTCTTGTTGATGATAAACTTCTCCATAATTTTTTTTATGTATTAAATTAATATCATATTTAACTTTTATATGTTCAGAAACATACGTAGATAATTTGTCTAAAGTTTTAGAAAAAGGAAATTGATTATATGTTTTGTAATGAAATATGTCTTTAATAAGAATTGTTTGATCTATTTCAAAACCTTCTGGCATTGAAACATCTCCGTAATATAAACTTTGCTCTGATAATACTTTCTTATTCATAACTATTTTATGTATATAATAGTTATATCGTTTTATACAAAAATGTCAATTATGCTAATTGATTTATTAATTGCCAACCAGTTGTATTATCTGCTTGATGTTGAGTTTCATTCCAATCATAGACCCAATCGTGAGTACCAGCATCATTTTGTGATTGTTGTTCAGAAGTTAATGCGGGTTGATCTCCTATTGGAGAATCCCAAGCTGCAGTAGTTGTATTTTTTACCCAAGATGCAAAAGGTGCGGGAGGCCAAAAAATATTATTAGTGCTATCCCATTTATAACCTACTGCTGCGTAATTTCCTTTAAGAGGTGTACCACCATTTGAATGTTGATTATTTTTTGTGTTGAAAGAAGTTTGAATCCATAAATGCGCAGGCCAGTTATTGTGAGTTTCTAAATATTGTTGTCCTACAGTTTCTTCTTCTACTCCATCAGTATTTAACACCTCTGAATTATTTACAGTTAATACATTTAAAACTTCGTTTTGTTCTGATATTTTTGCAAAATGTGCCATATTATTCAGCCACCAATCTATATCTTATAATTACTATTCCAGCATCACCAGGTTGTCCTTGAGAACCGGACTGACCAAAACCACTATTAGGTCTATTACTAACAGGGTTACTAGGAGTATTTGGTTGAGCTGTAAAAGATTTTCCACCTGTAGAATACATTGTATCTGTTCCGTTAATACTATTAGGTGCTCCGTTTTGTATTCTAGTAGGACCTCCTGCTGAAACAGCGCCACCACCTTGTTCTTGTTCAGTTCCAGGTCCACAAGTAGAATTCCCACCAGTTGCTCCAGGAGTTCCTTGAGGTGGACTTACAGGAGGTGTATTTCCTGCTCCTCCCGCTCTAGCCGCACCAGGAGTTCCAGCCGAAGAACCTCCACCAGAGCCACCAGATTGACCATAACCTCCAGTAGGGCCTCCAGCACCGCCTCCTCCTCCTGCGGAACTTAAACTAAATGCGGATGTAGTTCCTCCTTGAGAACCAGGACTAAATGCTGAGGGACTACCAGGAAAAACTGCTCCTGCTCCTCCTGCTCCTATTGAAATTGGATAACTTGTAACTGACACTGGTTGATTAGGTGCTTGAAGTGGTGCTGGACCGCAACCTGCAGCTCTATAACCACCGCCTCCGCCACCTGATCCATATCCAAATCCATATCCACCGCCGCCAGCAACTATCATATATTCTACTTCATTAAGGGTTCCTTCTTCTGTTACTTCAAATGTTCCTGGACCTGTAAATGTATGAATTTTAAAATCTCCGGATTCTGTTATTGTTCCACCTGTTGCTACTAAAGGTGCAAAAGCCGCACCACCACCAGCACCAAATCCTAAGACTTGATAACCAAAAGATTTACCTTTTCTGTTTTTAATATTTTTTGTGTTCTTACCTGAGGTAAGTTTATTTTTTAAATCTCTCATAATTATGCGTCATTAGCTGCATCAGTAGTAAAGAATATTTTGATACCTAGAACTCTTGCATCTCCAGTAAAAGTATCTCCACCTGCGTTTGCATCTCTATATAATTGAAAGTAAGTTTGTTGGTCAACTGCAGGAGAACCTGCGATTGTTATAGCACTACTTACAGCTGAAACTTGTTGATCTTCTACTGTTCCTATACCAGCGTCTGTAACTGTAACTGCTGTTCCGTAAACAACGTCAATAGTATCACCGTCACCAATAGCTACACCTTGTAAACCAAATATACAATTTCCTGTGCTTGTATTATTTGGCGTCCAATATACTTGATAAGTCACAGTTCCTTCATTCCACGATTTAGGAAAAGCCACTGAAAATTGTGCAAATTCATCTGTACCTGCATCAAAGTCTAATGATTTTATATCAGGTCTTCCTGCTGTTGTTTCAATTTGCGCTGCTTCTGCACCGTTAGTTGTTGCTCCATACATCGCTGCTGCTGGAACCCACATAGTTTCAAGTCCTGCAATTTTTACTGCAGCTGTTCCTGACTTAAGAGTTCCTGTTCCTTTAGGATTTAAATTTATATCAACATTAGTTTCACCTGTTGCTGATAAAATTGGACCATTACCTGTTGCAGCATTTGCTAAAGTAAATTCATTAACTGCTGAACTTGTAGCTGTTAATAAAAATAATTCATTACCATTTGTGTCTAAAATTGAAGTCCCAATTTTAGGTGCTGTTAAAGTTTTGTTTGTTAAAGTTTGTGTTCCAGTAAGAGTTACATCTCCATCTGTTGTTGAAAAACCTGTGTCGTAAATACCTGTGTTTGTTGCAACACCATCTGCATATACTATTTTCCAACCTTTATCAGT